GCCCAATCCGGTCATTCTGAGCGCTGAGGGCGGCTTGTTATCAATTAGTGATACCGAACTACCTTTTATCGAGATCGGCACAATGGCGGATCTCAGGGAGGCTTATTCGTGGCTTGTCGATAACGCCAAAGACTTTTCATCAGTAGCGGTGGATAGTATCTCAGAGATAGCAGAAGTCGTGCTGAACGCTGAGAAGAAAGTAGCGAAAGACCCGCGCCAGGCATACGGCGCAATGCAGGAACAAATGACAGACTTGATACGAGCGTTCCGTGACCTGCCAATGCACGTTCTAATGACCGCCAAGTTGGACAAAATGCAGGACGAGATGGGCCGCATGCTGTACGCGCCTTCGATGCCTGGCAACAAGATTGGTCAGCAGTTGCCGTATTTCTTCGATGAAGTTCTGGCGATGCGGATTGAGAAAAACTCTGACGGTGTTGCATGGCACGGCTTGAAGTGTCACGGTGACGCGTCATGGCAGGCCAAGGATCGTTCGGGCAAGCTCGATGAATGGGAAGAGCCGAACTTATCAAAAATCATTGCGAAAATTGGAGGCTGATATGAGTATGAGTCCTGCGGCAAAAGAGGATGATGAAGTACGACGCTTGAGCATGATCTGGATCGAAGCAAAAGAGAAAGAGCGTCAAGCGGTAGAGCAACGTCGGGCGGCAGAAGATCAGTTATCGAAGTTGCTTGACGTTGATGAAGCAAAAGACGGTACGACTAACCTGCACCTTGGCCCGTACCGAGTCAAAGTTGTAAGCAGATTGAACCGCAAAGTGGACAGCGATAAATTGCAAGACGTTGCCCGTGAGGCTGGTTTGTCTGATTACTTGCCAACTCTGTTCCGATGGAAGGCAGAGATCAATATGGGTAGCTGGAGAAGTGCTGACGAAAAGATCACGAATCCGTTGCTTGAGGCAATCACCACAGTTCCATCACGTCCATCTTATCAAATTGTTTTTGGAGAATAATCATGAGTACATTAGATTTTGAATCGTTCGATCTAGACGTAGAAGAAAAACAGCAAATCGACACATTGCCTGAAGGCTGGTACGACGCAATGATCGAAAATGTTGAAGTTAGAACCACAAAAAGTGGGACTGGCGCTTATTTTGCGGTAACATATAACATTGTCGGCAATAATTACGCCAACCGCAAAGTATGGGGAAACGTGACATACAAAAATCCTAACGCCACAGCCGAAACAATTGGCAGAAAACAGTTAAGTAAAATGTCAGCCGCAGGCGGCTTGACCTCATTGCCTTCCGATACCGATGAGCTTATCGGTCTAACGATGTCGATTAAAGTTGGAGTAACTCCAGCAACTGATCAATATGCGGCTAGGAATGAAGTTAAAGATTGGAAGTCGTCTGGCGGTGGATCACCACTACCAAAAGCTCAGGAAACCAAATCTAACGCGGCACCTTGGGCTAAACACTAAAACAGGGGGCTTCGGCCCCCTTCTATTAGGAGCATCATGAGCAAAATTGTAGAACGCATTGACGAATACCATGCAAAAAATACTGACACTCAGCGCGGACACATGGGCGGATCAATCCTCGGCCATAAGTGCGAGCGTTACTTGTGGTACATGTTTCGTTGGGCGTTTTCAGAAAACTTTCCTGGCCGCATGCGCCGCTTGTTTCGTCGAGGGCAATTAGAAGAGAGAACGATAGTATCTGACCTCCGAGCAATCAATATAAACATCCGTAACGTTGGTGACAATCAATCTCGCGTTGAGTTTGGCACTCACATTAGCGGTAGCGTTGACGGCATCATTTACGGTGGTGTGCCTGGTCATGAAGAGGAAAAGTTTATTGCTGAGTTTAAGACTCACAACAAAAAGTCTTTTGATCTTGTTTCGAGAAAGGGCGTACAGGAAACTAAGCCAATGCACTATGCGCAGATGCAAGTGTATATGAACGGCATGAAGATTCATAAAGCGTTATACGTTGCCGTGTGCAAGGATAACGATGAGATGTACACCGAGATCGTTGAGTACGATGAGCAATTCGCTGAACGGTTATTAAAAAAGGGCGAATTCATTACATTGGCAAATGAAGCTCCGCCAAGATTATCAGATGATCCTACTTGGTTCATGTGCAAAAGTTGCCCAGCCAAACACATATGCCACGAGGGGCAACCTACCAAACAGGTCAATTGCAGAACGTGTGCGCACTCTACTCCAAAGCCTAACGGCACATGGGACTGCGACAGATTTAAAGCTGAGAATATTCCAGAGGAATTTCAACGCACGGGATGCGACTCACACGTCCTGCATCCTGACGTTGTGCCTTGGACTAGATTGGAAAGTAGCGATCCGCACGAGGCAGTGTGGGAGATACAAGGAAACTTTATCCGTAATGGTGAAAGCGATGCTAATACATACGCCAGCACTGAATTGGTAAGTAATCTTGATGCATGCCTGAAGCCTGATCAGTTTATGGCGGACTTACGTTTTGATGGCGGGAAAATAGTTGGATGAAAGTCCTCGATCTATTTTCAGGCATTGGAGGATTTAGTCTTGGCCTTGAAAGGGCAGGATTTGAAACCGTGGCATTTTGTGAAGTCGATAAGAAGTGCCACCAGGTATTAAAAAAACATTGGCCGAATGTGCCTATTTTTGATGATGTACAAACATTGAATGGATATGACATTGGACAATCAGTTGACGTTATTTGCGGAGGATTCCCATGTCAAGACATCAGCCTCGCAGGAAAGGGAGCAGGACTTGAAGGCGAAAGATCAGGACTGTGGTGGGAGTTCCACAGGCTCATCAAAGAAATCAAACCGAAGTACGCGATCATCGAAAACGTCTCAGCCCTTCGCGGTAGAGGACTGGATCAAGTGCTCGGGTCGATCTCTGAGATCGGCTACGATGCGGAATGGCATTGTATTCCCGCTTCAGCCGTTGGCGCCCCTCACCGCAGGGACAGAATCTGGATCGTGGCCTACGCCAACAGTTCAGGACGGAAGGAAAGCAACCAAGAGATGGAGAGAGGATCATCAAAACAATCTGACAGCAGCAGTGTTCAATCCTCACAAGATGTTTCCAACGCCAACGTCACGAGATTGGAAAGGTGGCTATCGGACGGAATCGCTAATTCGCAAGGATGGGAAGAGTCGAGCCCTGGATGCACTACCGAACGCAGTATTAGATGGCGCAGGGGTGGAAACGGTGAGTGGACATCTGAACCCAGCGTGGGTCGAGTGGCTAATGGGATTCCCAATCGGGTGGACAGACTTAAACAGTTAGGCAATGCGGTAGTGCCTCAGATACCGGAACTGATTGGTCGAGCAATTATTGAGTTTGAAAATGCTTCGTAAGTATCAACAAAGAGCGATTGATCAACTATACGATTGGTTCCGCGCTAACAAGTACGGTAACCCGTGCATCGTATTGCCAACCGGCAGTGGCAAGTCGCACGTTGTCGCGGCGATATGTAAAGATGCGATAACTCAATGGCCTGAAACTCGTGTGTTGATGGCAACTCATGTAAAAGAGTTGATTGAGCAGAACGCAGAAAAAATGTTACTGCACTGGCCGGATGCACCGTTAGGAATATATAGCGCAGGAATTGGGCGTAAAGAAGCCCATGAGCAAATCACGTTTGCTGGAATACAGTCTATCAGAAAGAAAGCAGGTGACCTAGGGCATATAGACTTGATGATCGTCGATGAAGCACACCTGATATCGCATAACACCAACACCAGCTACAGAAAACTAATTGACGGCCTGAAGATAATCAATCCAGCGATGCGGATAATTGGATTGACCGCCACTCCGTACCGGCTAGGGCATGGCATGCTTACCGATAAAGGCGGCATATTTACTGCGTTAATTGAGCCAACAAGCATTGAGGCGTTAGTTGAGGATAAGTATCTAGCTCCGCTAAAGTCTAAATTAACTGGCGTACAGTTGAACGTATCTGGAGTGCATAAGCGAGGCGGGGAGTACATAGAAAAAGAATTACAGGCCGCAGTTAACAAAGATCACACCAACAACGAAGCAGTAGACGAAGTTATTAAAATAGCCGGTGACCGTAAGGCTTGGCTTTTCTTTTGTGCTGGAGTTAAGCATGCTATGGCCATCAAAGACATATTGCTTGATCGAGGCATTGAGGCGGAATGTATCACGGGAGAAACTCCCAAACCTGATCGGGAAAAAATCATAAGCGAGTTCAAGTCTGGAAAGATTCGAGCGTTGACTAACGCCAACGTGCTAACTACTGGCTTTGACTATCCAGACATTGATCTTATAGCAATGCTACGCCCAACGATGTCTCCAGGCTTGTACGTCCAAATGGCTGGGCGTGGGATGAGAATTAAAAGCCACACGGATCACTGCATGGTGTTAGATTTCGCTGGAGTAGTTCAAAGTCACGGGCCAATTACTAACGTTAGATCACCAAATAAGCAAAAGGAAGGGAGTGGCGAAGCTCCAGTTAAAGTATGCCCAGAGTGCGATAGCCTGGTTCCTCCAGCAGTTAAAATTTGTCCAGATTGCGGTTACGAGTTTCCACCTCCAAAAGAAAAACTCATGAAACTACATGATGTAGATATCATGGGCAAAAAACACAAAATGATATCTATTAGCACTTGGCATTGGTCTAAGCATGTATCTAAGGCAAGCGGCAAGGAAATGATCAAAGTTAGGTATTACTCAAAGCAAATCATGGATCCTATTGTTTCCGAGTATTTTGCGATAATGCACGAAGGATATGCCGGAGAGAAATCACGCCAAAAGATTATTGAGATAGCTCATAAATCAAAGATTGATGCTTCATCAATATTTTATATGGCGGATGATTTAGACGAATTATGTTCAATATTGAATACGGGGCGATGTCCAAATGAGATATCATACGCGCAGGAAGGCAAGTTCTACAAAGTCACTAACAGAGAGTGGGCGAACTGAACACGTTGAACAACGGGAGTTTGTAAGCTGGTTTCGCAAGACCTACAAAGCCAAGATAATAGCGATACCAAACGGCGGCCAAAGAAACATCGTAACCGCCGCACGTCTCAAGGCCGAGGGCGTAAC